AAGCCAGCCATGAGCTTGTTCACGCCTGAGATCCCATTGCCGCCGAAATCGCACCCGCTTGGCGCGGCACACCATGAGGAGCTGCAGCTTCCGCTCATTGAGTACCTGCTTGCTCGTAAACAGGATCCGCTGAAACTTCAAGCGCACTTCAGTCTTGACCCGACGTTCCTGAATCGCGTGATCCTTCCTTGCACTCGCGACGGCAAGGTCATCTTCTGGCAAGCCCGCACGATCAAAGACGACGTGAAGCCACGGTACGTCTCACCAGGCACCAGCAAAGAGGCAGTGCTTTGGGGGTACGACAATCTCTGGCGCGACTATGACACGCCGCTCTTCATCGGTGAAGGGATCTTTAAGATCGCGCCGCTGAACGGTGTGGCAATCATTGGCTCGAAGCTGAATGAGGCGAAGCTTGAAGTGCTGAACAAATGCCGGCGCCGAAAGATTGTACTCATGGACAAGGACGCGAACGGTCTTGAGCTTGCTGAGACGGCCCTGAAGCAGGGGTGGGAGGTTTCATGGCCAGGACAGGGTGGGCAAGGGCTGGATGTTGATGATTGCATTCAGCAGCACGGGCTCACGTGCACAATCTGGACCCTGATGAAGAACGCCACGGTCCCCACTGGCATGAGAGCCGCGGATGGACTCGTGGTACAGTCGAAACTTGCGCTGAGCATGGAACAAGCGCTATCAAAGATGAGGCGGAAATGATCGACAAATACCAAACACATCAACAAAAATGGGCGATTTTTGAACGTGAACCACGAATGAACGCGAAGCCAGACGAGATCATTTTTGGGCCGTTCATAACACATGAAGATGCCGCCTCGTGTTGTGAAGCGGTGGCAGCGCGTGAGCGGTATTTCAATGAGTCAAACTATTATGTCGCAAAGTGCGACAGTTACGGAAGGTTGCAGCGGAAATAAACCCTGTACTATCGACGGGATCACCGTTTACCCATCTCGTCGTGAGATGGGGCGCAGTATTGGAAATAGCAAATACGGAGGAGCTTGTTCGCCAAGCTTTAGATATGTCTGATCTTCTCATTGATGACGTCGCGCAGAAGCTGTACATCAGCTCAATGCTCGGCAACCCCGCGTTGTTCGCGCGCGTGCAGCACCTCTTGAAGCCGTCGTACTTCGATGCGGGCCTGCAAGACGCGATCGAGTTCATGAAGAGTTTCTATCGTGAGCACCGTGGCGTGCCGTCGATTCCAGTGTTTCACGCGGGCACAAAGCTCTCCATGGAGGCCACGGTGCTGCCAAAGCAGGACGTGGAGTTCGTGGCCGGGGAGCTTGCAAAGTTCTGCCAGATTCGAGCCGTCACTGAGGCGGTGCTCTCGGCTCCAGCGCTGATCGAGAAGGGTGACTTTGGGCGCATGGTTGAGGACATCAAGCTTGCCACGCAAGTGCAACTCCACTCCGATCTCGGCATCGAGTACTTTGCAAATCCAATGGCTCGTCTCGAAGAGAGCGAGTCGGCTGAGGTGCTGATTCCAACTGGTTGGGACTCTGTTGACGAGTTGATTGGTGGCGGTGTCGGGCGACAGGAGTTGGTGCTGTTCACGGCGAACTCCGGTGGTGGCAAGTCTGTCGCGATGCTGAACATGGGTTGGAACCTGCTCAGACGCGGTCTGAATGGTGTTTACATCACACTTGAGATGCGCGATCGTGTTGTGGCCAAGCGCCTCGACTCGATGATCTCGCGCATTGCTGGCAAGAACATCAACGCGAACAAGCTCAAAGTTGGCGAGCAGATCGAGGTCGCGAAGGAAGACGGGTACGGTCGGTTCTTCATCAAGCGCATGCGCGAAGGCTCGACTACTGCGGATCATGTGATCTCGTACCTGCGCGAGCTCGAGGCGGTGCATGGCTTCAAGCCGGACTTTGTCATCGTCGACTACATTGATCTGATGGCCTCCGTGACCAAGCACTCTGGCGACAATATGTTCACCAAGGACAAGTACGTGACTGAAGAGGTTCGTGCAATCGGCTTCGACTTTGACTGCCTGATGATCAGCGCCTCGCAGCTCGGTCGCGGTGCGATCGTGGCGACGCGTGAAGACAAGGCGCTTGGTCAAGATCACATTCAAGGCGGCATCTCGAAGATCAACACGTCTGATCTAGTGATCGCGCTTGTAAAGGATGAGGCCATGGATGCCGCTGGCGAGTACCGCTTCGAGTTCCTGAAGGCGCGGAACTCGAACGCGGTGAACAAGAAGCTCACGATGCGTTGGGAATTCGAGTCCCTGCGAATCTCGGATATGGGCCTAACGATGGCCACCAAGACTTCTCGACCTGGATTGCGCCCACCAGGTGTCGTGCCAGGTCGGAAGAACGACGCGCTTGAGGCGCTCATGAACGCCGGACCCGCCGGGCCCGTTAAATAATTGACCACAACTGGAGAACTCCATGGATGCTACCGCAAACATCACCATCGACGGCGTCACGTACGCAACGGCTCAATTCAGCCAGCCTGTCCAACAGGCCGTCCGTATCTACAACACCTTCCAGGCTGATCTGGAAAAGGCGCAGCTTGATGTCCTGAAGAATCAGGCTGCGATGCAGAACATTGGTCAGCAGATCAATGAAGCTGTGAAGGCGGAACTCGCGGCGAAGGCCGCTCAAACCGCAGCGAACGACGACGCGCCTGCCGCTGAAGGAAAAGTGAAGTGACTCTGATCGAAACCCTGAAGGCCCGCATTGCGGAAATTGAAACCTCAGCTGCCGCCGAGCTCGAGTCGCTGCACGCGAAGGTCGTCGAGCTTGAGAATGCGGATCACCCGATCCTGAAGGAAATGCTGCAGTGGCCCGCGCACGAGCTGAAGGCTGCATACGAGGCGATCAAGTCGCACCTGTGATCCTGACGGATCAGTGAATCAAGGCCGCCTAATGGCGGCCTTGTTGCATCTGGGGCCTAAATAGCTGATGACGTACTGCACCTATCTTTCCACGCACCCTTCTGGCTGGTTCTATGCTGGCAAGGGTACGACCGCAGCCGTTCTATCTGGCAAGTACAAAGGGTCTGGCGTGCTCATCAAGCAATTGTTCAAGAAGTACCCTAAGAATGAGTGGGCCACCACAATTCTGCAGACATTTGACACTGAATCTGCTGCTTATCTTGCTGAGGCAGAGCTCGTAACTGAGGATTTTGTTTCTCAGGAAAAGTGCGCAAATCTCGATACTGGCGGTCTGCACTCAACGCGGCACGAGTCGTCAAAGAGACTCATTTCGGAATCTCTTAAGAAGACGAGAGCGCTTGAAGATAAGACTGTTGTCAAAGACAAATACATTGCTGTTCAAAATCGACCAGATGTCAAGACTAAAAAGTCAGAGGGCATCAGGGCTGGAAAGGCCTCTGTTGAACACAGACGTCTTATGTCTGTTCGCTCAATTGAAGTGGGTTCTCGACCAGAAATTCTTGAATCTCGAAAGAAACACTCGCTTGCCATGTGGCAAGATCCAGTAAAGCGAGAACAGATTTTGCTTAGCAGGGCTGGAAAGTGTAGGGCCTGGGTGCGGGTATCTGCCAATAATGTTGAATATCGCTCTATGACGGCAGCTTGCAAGGAGACGGGGCTAACAAAAGCTTTGTTGAAGCACCTGCCATCATTCAGGGAGATCGTATGATTTTAAGAGAAGGCGGAATTCGTCACATCGAGGATCTTCCAATCGATGAGTTCATTGACGTGCTCCAGAATCTCAGCACAATGAGCGGCACCGAGAAAATGGATGGTGCTAATTTGTGGCTAGGCATCGACGAAGAAGGAAAGCTCTTCACGTCACGTGAAGGCAAGCGTCAAGGCGCTGATCGAATGTACCAGGCAACTGACTGGCCAAAGGTCTCAGCGTACAACCAGTTCCGTGCAGCACACGCGGCGCTCGAACAGAAGCAAGAAGACATCAAGCGCTGCATGCGTCCTTGCGATATGGTTGAGGTCGAGGTCCTGTTTGGGCGGCAGCCGAACAGCGTCACATATGGGGCAAATGGTAGGAGCTACATCGCCTTCCTGCGCGGGGTGAATGGCACACCTGATTCGATTGCTGATCATCTCGGCGCAGCGCTCGCAAAGCAAGAGGTGAAGGCACAGGTCGACGTGCTTGACACTGAGGACGGTGAGACCCTGAATGACGTGAACTCTGAGTTCACCTTTGAGTTCACGACACCACAAAAGATTGATCCAGCAAAGCTCAAGGTCCCCGAGGTCACAAAGGACGTGGCGAAGCTTGAGGCTTTCCTGCGTTCGGCCAGCACTGTGAAGGGCATGACGAACAAGGAGCTTATGACGGTCTCGCTGACTTCGGTGCACAAGGACGAGCGCGCCGCTGTAAAGACCGCTCGCGCCGCAGTGCTGGCTCGAGTGCAAACCGAGTTCAAGATCCCTATCAAGCAAGCGCTGCTAGACAAGGTCGTTCGACATCTACGCAGCTCACTCAGCGACACTGAGCTCTCTGATGACGAGGACATCGGCATTGAGGGCATCGTGCTCCGTGATCCAAAGACCAGGAATCAGGTGAAGGTCGTCGACAAGGACATCTTCACCACGATCAACAAGTTCAACCAATCAGTTCGTGGTGAGATTCAAAGCTCACTGAACACCGTCGACCCTGAGGCCGACATCCAGGCTCGGGGCGGCCTGGTTGGTGAGATGCGCATCAAGATCGCTGAGGTGCTCGGCAATCGCGATCTGGCGCGCGGCGCTTCGGTTCGCAAGGCAATGACGAAGTTCAAGGGCTCGACGCCTGAAGAGACAATCAAGAACTTTGCGGCCTCCATGACTGGGCTGAATGACTACCAAGAGGTCAAACAGCAGGTCATGGCGATCATGGTGGAGACTGCAAAGCTCTTGAAGGAGAAGCTTGAAGACTTCAAGAAGAATCAGAAGAACTATCGGCTGAAGCTCAAGAGCGGCAAGGAGCTTGGTCTGAGCCCTGACACCGTGAAGCGCACAATGTTGACCTTCGCCGAATCACGTCGACATCTTGAAGACATGTTCGACAAGGTCAAGCGCACCGAGAATCTGGCTCAGCTCCTGGCCACGATGTACGGTGGGCAGGCGAAGTCCTTGCATGCCCCAGATGAGATCACTGAGAGTCTGCTGGAGGCAAAGCGTGCCGATGTAAACAAGGCGGACTTCAATGGCAAGGACGCCTTCCAGCTCATGAACACGTATCTCGCGATCGTGCTGACTGCAATGCTGATCTACCATGAGAATGACAAGCCAGGGCTGCGGCTGCTACGAGACACGGCTCACTATCTGATGAAGACGTGGTCGACTGACATGAGCCCAGTGAATCACTGGGGATATGTCATCTGGCGGAATGCTCGGCCAGACATGAAGAAGCTGCTCCCTCCAGCGACACAGAAACAGCTGCATGCTGGGACTAAGCACGTGCCCGCGCAGTGGGTGCGCAATCTGCACCAGAGCCTATCGTGGAACAAGAAGACTAAGATGGATTGGGAGGAGCATCGGAAGGCACTGCACCGCCTGCTCCAGATGTCCGGACTACGCTCTGAACGACTAAATACGTTGATTGACGCAATCATCGATTGGCCTACACTTTCGTACGACGCGAAGGTAAAGGCTATTGGCAAACTGTTTATGCTTTCACAGCAGTTCGCCACACATTCGACGCTTTTCGTACGACTCAGAATCATCCAAGAGAACTTGCTCTTGAACGCAACAGGATTGAACACACAAATGGTCGAAGGAAAATTGCTGCAGACGATTGCTCGGCTCATTGAAGATGATGCGCCTGGCGAACTTGTCGGCCAGCCTGTCGCTACCACCGCGGCTGCGATCGCCCCAATTCCAACTCGGCTTGGCCAAGGCCACGTCACCCTGCGCCGTCGCAACCCGAAGGCCGTAGCGAAGTTGACCTTGAAGTTCCCAGACACTCGAAAGAATCAAGAATGATGTCCCTTCTCCGAGAATTCGCCGCTAAGGGCGACACACAAGCTGATCTCAAGTCGAGCGATGGCTCAGATGCAGGCAAGAGCGACACCCGCACCAAGCCAGTTGACGTTGGTTTTTCCATGATGCGAAACATCATCAACAAGGACGGCCCAATTACGGGCTCAGATGTGAATGATTACCTTGAGCGCGCCCGGGACCTGAATGACGAGGTCGAGACGGTGTGCTTCGGCATTGACACCAACGATGGCCCAATTCCAATCAAGATCTACGTGGCAGCCGAACAAGCTGCCGCCTTTGAAGAAGAAATGGCAAAGATGCTCGGGCTTGATGACGATGCTGAAGCCGCGATCAATACGCTTGCTCAGAAGTTCGACATCATTGACGTGGTTTGGCCACAAGACCCGGATGCTGACGGCAACGCTGAAGACCCATACGCTGACGTCTCGATCGATGATGACGTGAGCAACTTCATGGACCCTGCCTCGGCGAACCAAGAGCCAGAGACCACGCCAGCTGGCGAGGAGAATCCTGACTCGAGCCTGCCAGCCGACGCGCTGCCAGCTGATGAGATCGAGGCGCACAATACTGAGGCTGGTGACGAAGAGGATGAAGAAGGTGAGGGCAAGTCCTCTCTTCTGAAGTCTGTTGCGGCTGATGCTGACTCTGAAGAAGATTCAGAAGACGTTGCAGCGCCAACTGACAGTGAAGGCAACGACGAGCCTTCTAATGACAAAGCTATGGATGATGAGGACACTGGTGACGAGCCACCAACCGACGACACTGAAGCGACTGACGACACAGAGGACTCTCTTGACGCGCCGGCTGAAGATGAAGCCGAAGAGCCTGAGCTTGATGATAAGGGCCAACCGAAGCTCGATGCTGATGGCAATCCGGTGATGAAGAAGAAAGCAAAGCCAAAGACTGAGAAGGAAGAGGGCACGATCAAGACAGAAGAAGGCTTGACTCGTCTTGGTCGTCTGGCCGAGGCGAAGCTGCACAACAATGGGAACAACTTCTTCACGTGGTGTCTAAGCAACAACATTGCCGATGAAGAAGATCTGTATGACCTCATTGACACTGCGTACAACGATGACACCGATATTGATTCATTGGCCCAACACATTCGCCGCAATATCTGCAAGAAAAAGAAGCGCCCAGAAGAAATGAAGGA